CCAGATTTTGAGTACGACGATTGTGACGGAGTATTGAAAGCAGCTAGACATATGTGGATGAACGCTAAGGACATTAGCACAAGGGAACACCGCCTGCCATATGAATTCAAGCCACCTATTTACGCACAAAAAGTGTATGAGCAACAGCCTATGGTAAAGAAACCAACTAGCTATGCACAAAAAGTGTACGACCAGCAACCACAAAATGCAAAACCACGCAACTTTGCTCAGAAGGTTTACGACCAAGCGCCAAGAATGCCCAAAGCGCGTAAACTAGCTCAAGGATATATTGAATGTCCTGAAGGTATGGAAATCCACCAGGGAGCTACAATTTATGCACAGCGGGATCAAGTACAGCTTGAGCAAGTTTCGTCCACTTTGCTGAAGAACAGCGTGTGGATCCAGGCAATCGACAAGAACAATTTGTGCAGCAGAAGTAATGGCGTCTTTCTTACCGGCAGAACAATGTTGACAACCGCTCATACTATATTGAATCCTCCACACAAGGACCCAGTGGAGTACTTGACAATTAGTAACCCAATGGTTGCACGCACGGCAGACAACATGCGCATACCAATAAAGGACTGTCACATATCGCAGGTGAAACAAATGGACGGTACACCCATGGACTTGGTTCTTATTTCTTTACCACCTGTAGTTCCAAATAGACCACATTTGCTCTCGAAATTCATCTCAGCTAAGAACTTAGACTTGATGAAAGAAGGAGACTTGGTCTTTGCGGGACTACATGTTATGGGAAATAAGACGATTCTGGTTGAGAAATACCCTTCTCAATTTCATGTTTCAACCAAGGAAACAGAGTATTTCCTTCACCCGCCAGGTAAGTGTACCAAAAGCGACGGCGACTGTGTTTGCCCTATTCGCATTGGTAACCATATTGAATACGATATTGAAACCAGAAGTGGTATGTGTGGATCTTTGCTGTCCATCTCAAATAGCTTGATCCACACAAAACTCGTTGGTTTCCATGTCGCAGGAGGTGTGGGTGTGATGGGATTAGGTGCGCTTACGTCTAAGGAATTGCTGACTAAAGCACTTGAAGAGCATGTGGAAATGTTTCAAATACCAAAGTCATATCTGATTGATGGTAGATTGCCATATTCACAGTCATGGGTGGATGAGACCAAGAGAGTGTCTCTTCTGGAACATGGAGATTGCCTGAACGTAGGAACAGCTCCAAGCCCCGCGGCACCCACAATGACACAGTTGGCACCATCTCTGATATTTGACAAGGTGCAGAAACACATCACCAAACCAGCTCACCTGCGTGCTACTTCAGAAATTGGAGATCCCATGATCAAGGGCATTAAGAAAATAATGGGGCCTCAGGTATATGTGGACCCAAATTTACTTAATGCTGCTGCTCATGATGTTTTCCAAGGACTGGGTAAACCAGAAGGCTTGAAAGGTAAAGTGCACACGTATGAAGAAGCTATAAAAGGTATTGACGGAGACCCATACAAACGACCGATTAATAGGACAACTTCACCTGGTTACCCGTACAACTTGAACAATCCTTCCAAAGG